TCTAAGGTTTCATTATATGTATCTTCTAGTTTCTTAGCTTCTTCTGCTTCGATTTCATCGTGGTCATTCATACAGTCCAACCAAACGACTTCACCATCGTCACAGAGGTCCGGGTCAATCCCATACATACGCTTCCGTTGTTGAACGACATATATGGGCTCTGCGGTGCAAGCGTTGTCTTGGGTCTGAAGATCATGGGCCATGTCTTGCCAGAGTTTTTCGTTCATTTAACCACCGCCCTCTTCTCTGTTAGCGGCGCAGCTTCAGGGCCACGCCAGTGTGGCTCAATCCAGATAGTCTTTCTCTCGAGACCACCTACGCCACAGACTTGATTGCGCCAGTGTCCAGACACCAGTGTCCGAACGTTGATATGGCGACCCGTGGACTCCCCTGCTGTTTTGCTTTCTCCATCCCACCGTTTAATCACATAATCTTTACCGAGTAAAATACGAACCCCAGGATTCATGGAGCGCATGCGCTGTTTGAGTTCTTCGCGCTTCTTACCTTGCGCTTTGAGCATGCGTTCTTTGAAGTTGGCGTACTCGGGGGAAACATGAACAAACGTGGCGTCTGCGTCGCTGCGTGTAACGTAAATAACAACGTTCATTACGAATTTAAAAATCTCTACGGCGCAATCTATAATCTTCTTATCCCAAGAAATCTTATAATTACCTCCTATAGAAGTTACTTTATTCATACCCTTTACAAGAACAGGTAATTCTTTTTCTCCTTTCATCATTTCTATTGCAACAGATAAACACTCATCAACAGAAATACCGTCTATGAGAGGGATATAAAAATGATTTACTTGGACACTCGTTGATGTTTTTTCTGTGTATTTACTTATAATAATTACACGCCATAGACGCATAAGTTCTATAGCATTGTCTTCTATGATATAAACACCTTCTATAGGTAAAGTTACATACCCAGTATCAGAAGGAGTTATATCATCTGCATTCGCTACAGAGAAAAATGCATTAGGAGGAAACTCAATATATATACCAGCGTGTGGAGACTTTAGAAGGTCCGTAGGGTACTTATTAAGCTTTGTAGCTCTTAAAGCTTCTGTGAGCTTTGAGGTTACTGTATATGTTTTCTTTCCGCATTTTTCCCAATTAATACATGCGAACATTGTTATATTTTGTGTAACTACCGAGTTAAAAGCACTTGCGAATCTTGATCCATATATTTTATAGAGTGATTCTGTCATAGTATCACTATATACTTTATATTCTTCTGTCCCTATAAGTGTGTGATACGAAAATGGGTGCATACACCTTTCCATTATCCAATTAAATAATGGGTAAGTTAATACCGTAACTACTTCTCCAGGGTGAACTTTAGGGGTGCTAACAGCTTGTTGAAAGGTATGCTCAACATAAGCTTGTACAGCTTGCTTCCAATTAGAGTAACTATCGAGGTAGAATTTCCAATCAGCCTTTAACTGTGTTTCTCTGTAAACTTGTTTTGTTTCTTCCAACAAAAGTTCAGGATGAATGTTTCTCATAATGCAAAGCCTCCTTGTTTGATTTGTTCCTTCAGAGGCTTATAACAAAAAGAAAGGCCAACTTCTGATTGAGAAATTGGCCTAAACATAACACAAAACTATTTTAGAATGCCCATACTCCTCGAGATAGGAGCATCCTTAGGCCCTCGCCAGAAAGGTTTAATCCATAGCAGTTTTCTATGTAGGTTGTCTTTTCCGTAAGGTTGTTTTCGCCAGTGACCACTAACGAGAGTTCTAACCTTGATTTGGTATTTTGACTTCTCATTTTGTATTTTGCTTATAGGTTGTTTTGTTCTGTCTATTATATAAGAACTTCCTAGAATAACTATTGGATTAGCTCCTTTTTCTTTCATTCTTTCTTTGAGTTTTTCTCGTTTACTTCCTTTCGCTACTAACATTCTTTGTTTAAGATTGTTATATTCTTCATCTATATCTTGCGTATATCTAAATTCTTCTGAGTTAGTTATATATAAAGCCATATTAATAATAAGATTAAACATTTGTCTGTATTGTACACTATAGTAAGTTTGGTATTTATCATCTTTTAACCCTGTTACTTTGAAATTAAACACTTCTAATAATTTATATGGAACTGTAAATTCTGTTTGAAAGGCTAAAGGACTAACTTTAGAATCAGTATCTTTATACTCAACTAAAAAACTCCAACTTTTACCCGGCACATAATCTTTACCTTCTTCTGGTTTATCATTTTCCGTAGGGTTAAGACGGACATCTAAATCTTCTACGACATAACCCGCGATAAGTTCGTATGTATCCCCTTCAATAGTTTTGTATAAAAAACTTCCTTCTTCGAAATAAATGCCAAAAGAATGGTTAGGAAAACGTACGTCTTCTGTTTCTATATCTTCAAAGACTGTATTAGCTAATTCTTGAGCTAATTCTTTTGTAGCAAAGTAACGTTTTTTTCCAAAAAATTCAAAGGCACTATATATGTATGAGTTTAATACAAATTCTTCAGTTATGACTAGTTTAGCCTCAAGACTTCCTTTTACAGCGTTAATGCATGTATTAGCTTCGTCAGCTATACTTCTAGGAAAATCCATAGATTTCAAAGCCGTGTATCCATAACCTAGACGTGCTAATGGTTTAGATTTCAAATAAGTAGTACACCAAACTGATACTAGACTCGTTATTCCTGCGAGTAATTGTTGTATTATTTTAAATTTATTATGACTATAATATTCATGACTAAAATGTGGTTCTTTAGAATCACAAGCATGACAATGGTATCTTTCTATTACAATATTTTTTACCTCTTCAAAATACTCTTTTAAACCAATGCGTATATCGTACTTTTCTCCAACCATACGTTCGTTATATTTTTCCGTTATAATATTTAATATATCTTTAGGTATATAACTTTGGAATTCTACGTGCGTATTATATCCAGCTAAATTAATTGATTTTAAGTTTATTTTTCTCTTAGCCATTGAACCCTCCTATTCATTCCCAAACCCTATAACTCATTGGGTCACTAAGAATAAATTCTTTCTTACCTGTTAGTAGACCTATTATAAACTCTACTTTGTCAATAGTTACTGTAACTTCTTTGTGTTCTTTACTATCAAGAAGAGTTAATTCAATCCCATCATACGTAGTAAATCTCCCGCGTATGGTCCAATTTCTACGAGACTCAGTAGCATCCCCAACGAACACTGAGACACTTGCTCCTTCATCGAACAACGTGCTCGCTTTACTGTCGTGCATAGTGGCGACATGGCGAGGAAACGTAAACGTTGTGTATCTTCCTTCATGTGTGATGCTCAACCGTGGATTCTTTTTGGTCATTCATAACCTCCCTTTGTTTTTATTTTTTGAGTTCAAAAAAGAAGACTACTATTGCTCGCTGATTCCCTTAGTAGTCTTCTTTTTCGCTAAAGAGTGAACTGTAAGGACCAAGCGGAAGTATTGGAGTCCTACTATCGCCTAGCTGATTCTTTTCACCCCTAGCTAAAAAGAAGAAAGCAGAACCCAACTTTCATCTCTCTAATGGCTTATACCTGTTCTATACACGTATTTTTAATGGGGCAGTACGAAACTGTCACTTAGTCTTCTTTTAAAATCTTCTTCTGAAAGACTATCTAACATCTCTACTAAGACGTTCTTTGTTTCTTCTTTTGTCCTTCCAACAGCAAGCCCCAACTGCAAAGATAGCGCACACAGCGATAGCATAATCTCTGCGTTGGTGAGATTACCGATTCTATCTAGATAAAATGCCGCAATGTCGTCATCGTCATTTGTTATGTACTTTATTATTAAAGCACGGTTTGATTGCATTTCCGTCTCCTGTTGTTGAGCAAAACGACGTCTTTGTGCTACATTCTTATGTATGTGGAACCAAAACAACCCTAACAGCCCTCACGTCCTAAATCAACTGAGTAAGCTAACCTACCTAGTAACAAAGCTTGGCCGGATAGTTTTACAGGAACGTCTCGCAAGAATGGACTCACAGCTCAAGGCACACGGTATTCCATCTTCAAACGTTGCAAAGGAATACAATCTTTACAGCGTAAAGGCTGACAAAGAGTACGCGAATATTTTAAAAGTGAAGACCCCTCCATTAGTCGAACACGAGGATAAGGGAGACTTTTAAGCTCTCCCCTATATTTGAAGCATGTCATATACAAAAGTTACAGGCATCTCAATGGCTAGAGAGTTGGTCAAACACAACGCTCAACGTTTCACTATGGCGCGGCAAAGATACATCGGAGTAGCGGGACAATATTGCCAAGATGTACCTCAGACTATTTTGTTTGCTCACATAACACGTGTTAATGCCACATTTGATATGGCCCCAGTAGCGCCAGCGGCGCAAGACAACCCACTCATAGCTAACACTGTAGGGTTTCTTAGGTTACCTATTACGTACCTAAAAGACGTAGGTCTAACAGCTTATATGGTTAATGACCCCGAGACTTGTTCTTGGGCCTGGTTAAAAGCCTTTAACGAAGATTCTAAATTTCTACATAAGACATACCCTGATTTATTCCCAACAGCTAACGAGGACTTTTGGCGCTGTGCGTATGCTAGAACAGCTCTTGGAGATGTGCTCTTTGGTTATCTTTGGTCTGAAAGTGAAATTACGTCTTTACATGCAAGTAATGTGTGGAATCATATACTAGAAGTACTAGAGACTCGTACAAAAGCTATCGGCAATCTAACTGTGGCACAAATGAAGAAGTATGTGTTTTTTGAATTTGAATACGTATTTCAATTAGCAAAAAAATATGGGACGGTACAGTCTACAGGTTTCGGAAAAGAACCTGTTCCTTCACCACGTGTTATGTCATTCCTGAAATAGAGGACATTATGGCGGAAGATACTCTAGTTCAATCTCAAGGCGACGGAAGAACTCCATGGAGAAGTCTCTCCATTCCGATGCCTAATCTTGAACCAATTCTCACAAAGATAAAGAGCTTCATAGATAAACTAAAAGCTGTAATAGACCTTGTAGTAGGTCTCCTTGATATGATTCTCTCTTTTATTGCAGCTTTAGCAGACCCATTAGCTGCTTTAATCAGAGCTCTATTGGACCAAATAAGACAGCTCTTAAATAAGTATCTAGAAGATGCAGGTTTATTTGCCCTATATGTCCCCTTTGGAAAACGCATGATGTACAATGCCTTTGGTCTTCCAAGAAATCTAACACCTGACCTCTCTATTGGAGTTCAAAAGCCTGTGTTAGATGGTAGTTACGAGAGGACTTCTGTCTCTTTATTTACAACAAGTAACGACCCTAACAATACAAAGCTCACACCATCACAACGGCGTTTTTTAGTAGATGCTAACCAATATTCAGGCGGAAATGCTGGTTTTTATAAAACAGTCGCTGCTTCTCTTACGGATTCAAGAGACCATTGTCGTCCGCAGTTTTTAAGTCAGGACGATTACATTGCTGGCGGCGTTATGCTGTTTGGGTCTGACTTTGACCCATTTGGTTTCTTAAATACTTTGTTCAAATTCATAGGGTTATTCGGTGATATCTTTGCTGCCTCTTCTGGTATCCCAGATTTGCCAAAACCAAAAAATCTGAGGGCTGAAGTTGTACTTGGACCATTTACACGAGCACACGGTGTAGCTGGTACGTTCCAAGCGCTGCTTCAGTGGGACAGCATGAATCTCCCTGTTCATAGTATTCCTGATTTAGGCGGTATCATTGTTATGCCTATTCGTATGGCTGTCATCGCTGTTAAAAATGACCTCGGTATATCTAGTGCTTCTAATGTCGTGGATTTATTTGGCACACAAGCACTTACAAAGGGAATGACCAATGGTAATGCTCAAGTCATAGAAGAAAGATTATTTATTCCAGGTGAGACTATGTACATCACCTCGGAGCTTTCTTCTACACGAGATGATATCTGGACATTCTTTGTAGCGTGGTCTTTGTACGGGTTTAATAAAAAAGATAACCCATCAAAAGCACAGCCACATGACCTTGGCTATTGGTACTTATCCAATCCTGCGCGACTAACTCCAATACAGACAGCGTCTGCAGGAACTCCTCCTGATTGGATACGTACGCCTTCAGTTTCAGAGTTATTTCCTCCCTTGGCTTGGTTCATGAGGAGACTCGTGATTCTTATAGAGACATTTGCAAGCTATATCCCAACAGCGATGGAGCATCTTAGTAAGTACATAGATTTTATGCGCAGAGAAATTTTGCGCTATGAGCGCATCATTCAAAATATTCTTACAGAGTTCAAGAAGCTCATTGATATGCTGAGCATTACAACGCTTGGTGGATTCTATACGAAGATGTTTAGTGGGAAAGGAGGTAATGCTTTCTTTATAAATGATTTATCTAGTTCACTCTCAAACGGTTACCCGAATGCTCCACCGTTCCATAACGGCGACGAATACGTTGCTGGGCTTGTTGTGCTAGCTGGTGGAGCACAAGCTAAGGTAGCTGCAGCTCAACCTTTGCTCGAGCTCATCTTTGGAAGTCCTTCTTCTGGTAGCGGTGGGATTGCTGATAGGACTGATGACCTGATGGATAGCATTGGAGCGCAGATAGATACTATACAAGCAACCTGGAGTCCTGAAACAAATCCTAATGCTTCTAACACTTTAGAAGGTTTGACTTTGTGTATACGGCCTGACCCACCTACCATACCTTTTGGCGACAACATGGAACCCATAGTTTACTGAGTAAAATAACTTCTCTCCCCTTTCGGGGAGGGAAACAGTCCCTTTTTGTGTGTAATCCCCCAAAAGGCATAAATGAGACTAAGCTGCCTTCGCCCATTTTCTCCTCCTTCCGTAAGCAATACTAGTCTCCAAATTCTTTTACCAAAAAAACTTTTGCGTTATGCTCAGGACTCAAAGAAAAAAGAGAGGAGCTAACATGGTGATTTATGACTTTTTTTGCGAAGATTGCCAAAAGAATTTTGAAGAGCTCATCGAAGCTGGAACCGTCAACTGTGCTTGCCCAGTTTGCGGAAACCTTTCCGAACGAGTATGGACAAAAACAGCACCGACACTTACCGTTATTGTGCCGAAATATCCAGGAAGTGCCGCTCGAACAGCAGGAGGATGTGAAGACGCTCACCGACCAGCAACCAAAATCATGTCCGGACCAGCCGGGTGTACCTCTCCAAAACCTAGAACAATCTTCGCTCCCGAATGAAGAATGGATGTGTATAGACTGCGGAGAAAAAGAAAAGCTTTACATACTGATCGAGAAAGATCGTCCTGATACTGTTAAGCTTTTAGATAAAGACTTAGTGGTGTGTGAAACCTGTGGATTCCGTATGCATGGCAGCACTATGAATGCTTGGTTTTTCAACAGAAACAAAATAAGAAAAAGAAGAAGCAGCAAGACTAAGGAGTAAGTCTTACTGCCTCTTCAATAAGTACTTAGAGAATAACGCCTTCTCCGACTTTACTGATGACTTCACCTGTGATGTCAATGAGATTCCAACTGTGTCTTCTTAGCGGGTTGTTTTCTTCTAGATATGCGAGAGCTTTTCTTTTTGTAGGGGGACGCCAATACCAAGGCATTTTATACAGATATTTGACAGCAATATACCTAGAGTCACCGCTGTATATAGCTACTCGATTCTCTGTCTCAAACCATTTTTTCGCTTTTTCTTCCTTAAAGAAACGTGTGATTACTGTGTGTGGGTCATCTATTTTTGTGTACTTTTCGATGCCATACCACATTGTACGAATCGGAGAAGAATTATTTGGTGTCTCCTTCTGTTCTGTCATTGTGCTTTTTCCTTTCTAAAAGCTCTTCATAGATTGCTGCTGCTTCATATCTCAGCAGACAGGCTCCTTGATTGGTTTCTGAGGCTTTCTTGAGCTTGGCTATTGCTCGACCTAGGTCATCTGTGGTTTTTCTTTGTACTGGCATTCATAAAGAATAAATGCACAAAAGACAGAAGGGAAGACCGATAACACGATCTTCCCTTCTGATGGAGGGGTAACAAGGACGAGACCGTAAGTTTACGCCGTTATTTTTTCTTCTTATCGCGTTCCGCTAACATCGTGCAAATCTGCACATAGAGCTCTGCGCTACCTACACGGAAAGTGTCCTTTATTACGCAGTTTGCGTACTCTGTGTTTTCCAGTATGAAATCTTTTACTAAAGGAAATAAGTACCGAGCTACTTTGCGCGCATGTCCCTCTAGAGCCATTCTGAACCAGGTCGGTAAACACTGGTCTATGTATTCTTGGTAGCAATCGGGTAGATGAACCGCTTGGTCCATAGCATCAACGTTGTCGTGGAATACAGAACCTGTTACATACGCCGGTATAAATTCTTTGTCTTTTCCTATGTGTTTGTTTTCAGCTGTTGTATGCGTAGTCTCTATTGGAAACTTATCACGCATACTCCACATGGTATCTGCGAACTTCCAATTCTCATGTATGGCAGCTTCTTGTACGAATCCACGCATGCATCGAGCTGAAAAATTGTTAGCATCTTTGCATGTCTTGAAATATTCAGTGATAACCTTCAAAAGAATATTTCCCATTTCAGGACGATCAGTTTGTTCAATTATGCTTTGAGCACATGGAAATAAGATGTTCTCCATATTGCTCTGTTTCAGAATAACTTCTCGCAGTAAGAATTCTAAAATGTCTTCACTGTTATTGTACGTAGCGACATAACACATCAACTTGTATGGGTTATTTGTATCTGTTAACTCAAGTTCCTTGTCTGAGAACATTCCAGCTGTATACGTAAACTTTACTGAATCTAATGACTTTTCTTCAATGCCTTGAAGAATAGCAAGTAGCTGATGATTGAATTCTGGTTGTGGTACGTTCATTTACAAAACTCCTTGTGTTTGTTTTTTATTAAATGCTTCGAAGCATTCTGGACAAAATGGGTTTTTCAAAACCAATTCCACGTATAAGTGACGTCCCCAAGGCACACATAAAAATGTCCAACATATAGGACAATGCCATAGAAGTTGTTTTTTTCGTATATGAAATATCGGTGATTGTGTTGCGCTAATATGCATCTGTTACCTCAAATGTGATGACTTGTTTTACTTTGAATGGATGGTCATGAAAACATCCAATAGACTCTGGTTCTTCGTCTTCACATATGCGCAAAATAAGATATTCGGAGCAATCTAATTCTTCAAGCTTATTTAACAAAATATCCGTTTGATTTGTTTGCCAAGTATTAAAAGGTTTATTATTCCACCACAGCGCAACGGCGTTACGTTCCTCGTTTTTAAGCGTCGTATTACAGCTAGTTATTCCATATTTACCTTCAAGAGACTTATATGCTCTCATTGTTAAAATGACGACGAGCTCCTTTGTCATGAACCTCTCCTTGGTTTGTTGTAGGACGAAACAATCTCCACGTAGACGTATACCACTCGAAAGCCTATATTTTGAACATGGAAAAGCAGCGAGAAGGTCTCCTCAAGAACGCATTCTTCCCTATCTGGACAAGAGTCCCTGGAACCCCGTTCAGTCTTCCAGGGAACATGGACCCGGATGAACGCCTCCCTGGCATGGATACGTGGGCTCCTCGAGAGCGTATGGAGCGTATCTCAGCCGGGATGCATGCTGGCGTACCGATTGAGACCATGATGGCGGCTGAAGGGGAGAGCGATAAACCCCGTAATGTTCTTACGAGCGCGGCTGCTGGAGCTCTCGGTGGAGGTCTTCTTGGCCGGGGACTTTTAGGAGAGAAAGCCACGGAGCCTTTACGAAACATTATTCGTGAAGGCGGGCACTCCTTCATGAAAAACTTAGCTGCTGTTCCGACTTCCATGAAGGCTCTTGTTGGGGCTGGAGCTTTAGGTGGCGCTTATTACGGCGCAAATCGTTGGGCTGAACGTCGCCCTATTCGAGAGCATCAAGCATATGAGACAGCGCGTTCAATGCGCAATGAGCAACTTTTAAATGACATACGCCTCATGCAAGCCAATGATTACTTGCAATCTAGGGCCAAACAACAAGCCTCTGTTCTCAATGTGCACCCGCACAGAACAAAGAGTCCAACACAAGCAGAGCCCATCCCACATGTGGTCTCTTCCAGTGAGGAATAAATGATGGTTACTACTTTCGATATCCTTGCAAAGATTGCAGGAGTACAAGCAGTTGAAAAAGCTCCAGCTTCTCCCATGGGAATGAATGCTCCTAATACTGCAACGCCTATGACGCCGGTTGCGCGGCCATCGATGCCAACGGTTCCGGCTCTCAAGCCACCGAGCTCTCCGAACCCAGCAAAGCCAACGGCGCCCGTAAAGCCGATGCCCATCAGCAAAGCACCCTCACAACCTAAACTGGCCTTGGATGCGGAATCCGCGCTACTTGGCTTAGGGGGTGGCTTAGGTGGCTTTGCTCTCGGGAAAGCCTTTGTAGAGCCTTCGATGCAAGCAGCATCTAGGATGTCACCTTGGATACTTGGGGCACTGACAGCTCTCGTTGTTGGTTCTCTCGCGGCTAAGTCTGCACGCAAAGATGAGAACCAAAAGGTGAACTTGGAGCAAGCTTTGTCCAGGCTTTCTCCTGCGGAACGACAGATTCTATTGGAGCAAGGCGACCAAACAGATCTTCGTAACATTGGATTCCATTCTGGTCCGGCGTTACATCCGTCTGACCAGATGTCGGGACGGAGATTTTTCTGATGGGAAAACCGGCTATTTACAATCTTCCGAGTACGGTACTTCCTCCAATAAAAAGCAATCCTCGCGAGGAAGAACGTTACCGTCGTATCCATAAAGCCCCGCCGAAGCCACCAACTAAAAAATCCAAGTAACTCTTGGTACAAATACATGCGAGCTAAACACGTTTCTCCTATGTATATGCTTGCGGCACTCGAGAACATAAAGCGAAACGATGACTTTCAAAAAACAATGCTTAAAACACTGCGTAGGAGATTGAATAGTGGTTGCTTAACTGATGCGGACATAACTTGGATACGTTCGACGTACGTGCTAGAGTTTCAGAGCATGTCTCATAAAAAAACGAAGTAACTTCGTTATTTAACAACGCTGGTAGTATTGCGGTTAATAGGTTGCCTCGGTTCAACCTATGAACCATCACAGTGAAGCTCTAGCACTTTAAAAAAGTCTCACACGAATGTCCTCAATGACCAGAGGGCGACGCAGTAACTGCGTTGTTTCTGAATGAAGGGGCTGGAACGGCCACTCGTCCAAAGTAGACTTTTCTTTGGACAACCTGTCACAGGTGTGAGCGCAAAGGTTGGGGCACGGAGAAAAAAACTTCTCCGTGCTCTAACCCTGTTATAATTATGTCATGGGAGCCCCACAGAAAGAGGTACTATGGCGGTAACAATATTAGACAACTGGTACACACGTATAACCAAATGGTATTTATCAAGACCTTGGTATATGCGTCTCTTATGCATCGGATTAGTTATTGTAATCATTATTCTTTTTTTGCTACGTTTTGTCTTTAGAGGTATCCCAAAAGAGTATTCTCAAACCGCAGATATCGCACCTCCTTTACCAGACCCAACAGGGGCTAACGATGTAGAGGAAGTTACAAATGCTGAAAACACTTTAGCTATAAAGAACCAAATGATTGGGCAGCTTAAAGAACGTGAAAAATCAGAAACAGTATTTTCGCAACAAGCAGCAGAAATTATAAACGCATCAAACATGGGAGATTTGCATGACCTTCGTAAGAAATTTAATCTGTAGTTTGTGTCTTTTAACGTTTGGTACTTCAGCAATAGCGCAAGAATTACCAACACCAACTCCAATTGGTCCAAAATTGAAATTACCCGAGGGTACTATTCAAGCAATAAATAAGGTTGAATATACCTGTTACAATTTCGAAGAATACAAAGACTTATTAATATTATCTAATTCTTACCAATCTCTTTATGATTGGAGGGTTAAGACAGACGCCATAATAATTTCATGGCAGAATTTAGATAAAATTTATTTGGAAAGATTAGCTAATCGTAAAGAACAAGTAGATACTTTAAAGATTGATAGAACATATATCTTGAAACAATTGGAAGACCAGCGTAAATACATTCTTGACTTGCAAGGAAGAAAAGACGCTACAGTGGTCGGTTGGAAGGTTGTTTCAGCCATTGAATTAGCCGCTATAGTTGCGTTATCAATAACTATGGCTGTCAAATGACATAGCCGTGTTACTCAAATTCAGAGGTCAGTATAATAGGCAGAAGCTGCGTGTAATCACTTGGGATACACCGCTAACATCTATACCCGAAATTCGGTTTGTTAAAGGTAGAGGAATTCTAACCATGACAGAAATTAAATACGCCGTAACCCACCCAGGGCCAGCACACAGAGACGATACGCTCGCCATTGCTTTGGCTTTAAGCCTGGAAGGAGACATCCCCGTATTCAGACGATTACCCACGGAAGAAGAGCTGCATTCCCCCAATGTTCTTGTCTTAGACACAGGGGACCGTTATGAACCAGAGCTCAATAACTTTGACCATCATCAATTTGATGAAGACGTAGATGAACCAAATTGTGCTTTGTCTTTGTATTTAAAAGCTCGAGGTCTAGAAGAGATTTTTGACTTACAGAGGTGGTATCTACCAACTATTCTTTTGGATGACAGAGGCCCGTATCAGACCGCTAAAATACTCAACATAAATCGATTTCCTTATGAGTTGGTTGACCCCATTGGAACCGCTATTGTAAATCTCTTTGGCTCTTATTTTGGGCAAGTTCTTCCCGAGACACTTTCTATTCTTAAAGTACTTGGAGACCAAATTTTAACCGCAACGAAAAAATATGCTGACCAAATTTTCCATTTAGAACGAGTTTGCGAAGTCATTCAGATCGACGGGTATAAGGTTTTGATATTGCGTACCGCAGATATTACAGCCTCACAAGAATTTAGGAACAGAAGTCATCCGGAAGCTATCGCTTCGATTTCTTGGGATAACCGTGGGTCAGGTTGGTCCATGTATCGATTTAGTCAGCATTGTCCCATTAACTTTATGAAAATAAATGGTAATCCAGAAATCTTATTCGTTCATAGGGATGGTTCATTAGCTAAGACCCAACGGCGCTTGCCTATCGAAGAGGTTCTTAACCTTGTATCTCAAAGTATTGAGAGGCCTGCCACCTTAAAAGTTTTGACCCAAGTATAAATATCTGCTAGGACTGTAACACACACCATTGAAGGAGGGAATTCAAATGGATTTGTGTTTAGTTCCATTGACATTGGACAAGTTCGAGGTCTGCTGCGTACCTACCGACAAATCTCACCATGCATGTTGGCGCGATGCCTCGGAAGAAATCGTAGCAGAATTTAGAGACGGCAGTGCTTACTACATGCCGGTCTGCAACAACCCCGAACACATTCAACTCGCACAAAAAGCAAAAGAGAAACTACTGAAAGGAGTGAGTCTAGCCGAGCTCGAGAAGTACGTGGTGAAGATGCAGGTATTTGTTAAACCCACTGAGATTAAAGACGCAAAAGTGAAAGTGACTCAGTGGGAAAATTTTAAAAAGAGAAGACTTGAAATTCCTACGCTAAAAGCAGTTCCAGAACCCCAACAGCCCAAGCAAGCCAAGCAAGTAAAAAAGACGTTTCAAGAAATAGCTCCAGAAATAAAAGAACCAACCGTAATTCATACCGCGTATAAAAAATGGGAATGGGTTGACGACATTGGTGGATGGATGGATATCGAAGGAAATCTTACCACTGTCGCCAAACTCTCAGACAAAGAATTAAAGCACACAGTCCTTGCTATAAAAAACGCTAATTTCAAAAGTGTTTCTCCGAAGATTTCTTGGACGAAATTTATAATCATTAATGATAACGAGAAATTTATGTTCCCAGAAGAAGCACTTAAAGTAGGCGCAAAAGTTGCTGCTGAGAAGCTTGAAGACTTCCGCATTGAATGTCGACGACGCGGCTACATCTGAGGTGTGGCTAGACCCCTTCCGTCAATCACCAGGAGGTGAGGGAACCACTTTCGTAATTGACGGTTGGGGCCTTTTTTTGCCCAGGAGGTAGCGGGCTAAGACCTTATCAGAACTGGCGACCGATAACCCAAACGTCGCAGGTCATCACTGTTGCCACGGCTTCAGCAGTCTCCACGTTGACGTAGATAGTTCCGTTTGCTGCTAAGTGTAGCATCAACGGAGCGATGATAGGAACTATCATGGTGTCTCCCACAAGAACAAGACCCGTGAGAACGATGCCCGACGCGATGTCAATGCCACCAGCGGTTGTTCCGACGTTAATGGCTCCGGGAGTTGCCGGTGTACCAGTCACAGTCGCCACTTGGATAATGGTGTGTGTTGGGACAAAGTGCTTCGCGCCATCACCAGTCAGAACACCTGTATGCTCATGTTCGTCGGTGATGATATCCAAACCGGAAGCCTTGGCGTAGACGCTGTTGTCTGTGACTGCCGCGAGAGCCGTAGCCATAGCTCCAGTCATGAATCCATCGCTTACACCCGCCACAGCAGCGGCATGGAAAGAACCACCCGCCAGATTGCCATGTGCATGGACATGGTCATCAGGAGAGCAAGTCAGGCTCGTACCGGCGGTCGCACTTCCAACTGCTGCTGGAGTAGCTGTCGATATTTTAGAAGACCGTCCCGAAGTGACCCACTTACCAGCAGCAACACAAGTCAATGTAAGCAAATAGTAATCTTTGTTGATAACTACTGGCGCATTAACCCCGTCAATTTGGTCCGTGGTGTTCGGGGTAATTGTGATGTTGTGAGCAACGCAATCACCGGAACCATCACCAATGGTAATTTTTCGGCCAACTATGAGCGCTGTAGCAGCTGGAAGAGCCGCTGCGATTGCTGCCCCAATAGTTGCAGTGTCGACGATGTTAACCGAATCATTCGCCGCGAGAATGACTGGCGTTGCTCCAGCAACTTGGAAGTCGACCTTATTACCAAGAACCGTCCAACTTGCGCCATTCCATACGATGACATCGCCTTCCTTGAAGGAAAGTCCTGTATTTGTGTAGGTAGCACCCCCTGTATCATTCGTAGCGTTTGTTACGCGATATACATAACCGCGTTTAACAAAAGCAATGAGGGGGAAAGTTGTTGGTGAAGTAATGGCACCTTGTTCCACCATCGTGTAGGTCTTGTTGAGAATAATCCAGGTGGACCCACTCCACATAATGTGATCGCCCGCTGTGAATACCAACCCAGTGTTGGTCTTCGTCGCACCACCGTTATCAATCACATCAGCAGTAATGCGGTAGCAATCGCCACGGAGATTACCCGTAGGAGCCGGAAAGTCAGAATTGATGGTGATAGAGCCTTTATCGACCAGAATATTGGCCATCTGAGCGTGTACATGGTCATCATTCGCTGGACGTCCGCTCGTACCCGCAGCCGCTGTTGCTGCCACAGTACCGGGTGTCGCAGTCGAAGGAGCGCTCTGCAATGGATACCAAGCGTTGGTACGCCACACAATGATGTCACCAACCAAGAATGCTTGTCCGGTGTTCGTGTAGCTCGCGCCACCATTGTCCGTACAAGCCGTGGTAACGCGGTATACCCAACCATCCTTAACGCCCGTGGTAGCGGTTGCTGCTGGTGGTGGGAACGTATTAGCTGCGGTGAGGTTTCCCTTGAATTGGAAGGGATTGGTAAGGGCGTTGCCTGTCTTGATCCAGGCCGAACCATCCCACACAACCTCGTCCCCGGCCAAGAAGGCAACGCCAGTATTAGTATAGGTAGCGCCTGCGTTATCGGTAACGTCTGCGGTGATGTGATACATCCAGCCAGATGCTACAACAGCAATCAATGGGAAGCTGGTATTGACCGCGATGGAGCCCTTGTATTGCAAAGGTGACGTTAAAGAACCACCAGGGGTAATGGCGGTGCTTAACGCTGCAAACAGAGGATCAGACGGTGTCATCGTGATCGTATAGGTACAAGCACCCGCCAGCACAAGCGCAGCAAGGTCAGCTTGAATGCGACCAAACTGATTGTCAGAAATGACAACCGTACCAGTTGTGTTTGGGAGAACTGTCAGGATAAACGGACCTTCTGTTGGAAAGTTATCCTGAAGAATCAATGTCCCTTTATTGCTGGGGACAGATACAGCGAGCGTAAACATCGTAGACATGAAACCTCCTTAGGAGTTCGTTTTAGCTACACAAATTGTAGGGTAGGTTTACCGCGTAAGGAAGCAGAATTAGGCGGTGGTTGACAGTGTCCAGGCGTCTGACTTCTTTTCACCGACACGCAATGTGATTTTTGTATAGCCGTTGTTCGCGGCTTTTGATCCAACGTTTGGTGTCGTGAGTGTAATTTTCTCCAAAGGCGTTGCTGACAAGTCAATCGCTGTAACGGTGCAAGCGACGCCGCAGCAACTTACGCTCAAACCGGTACCTACGCCATGAGCGAATTGGACTTCGTCATGAATGGCGTAAGTTGTGCCACCTGCGCCACCATCTTCCGCGATGAACGTCGCCCCAACGGCGTCAGCATTGAGCGCGGATTTAACGGTGGCAGCTGTCGAAGTTGCACCACCAAGATCGATTGTGAGCAGCGTACCAACGAGATGAAAGTGCAAACCTGTACTTCCACTATCGATTGTTTTTACGCTGTAAGCGTTGCCATCTTGTCCAGGAAGAATGCATGTGATTCTCAAGGAGTCAGCAACCGCACCCGCAAAGTCACCTTGATCGGCATATGCTTGTATTTGGCCACCAACCAACTTATATCCTTGAAGCTCTACACCAGTTTCTCCACCGATGGTGATGGACTCACTCACAGAGTAGATTTCTGGGAGACCAGCCAAATCGGCTTCTTGTTTCCAGATGTCCGTGCCTGTGATGGCCGTCAACGTGAAGGTGATAGCCTCGGCTTCATAGAGAGCCTTGAGCTGGTCAGAGATACGACCGAGCTGCGTGAAAGAAAGGTTTATAGTCGCAGTGGAGTTGGTAGCGACCTCCAAAACAAGTGGGCCTTCAGTTGGGAAATTGTCTTGGATGACAACGGGAGCACCACCAGAAGGGACAGTCACGGAAAGCTTCAACATTGTTTTACCTCTTCATTTTTGCTATCGGGAACATTCTGTCCCGAGATGTGCTTACACGTTGAAGAAATTATAGGTTGCCAAGAAACAAAAAGAAAGACACACACGTGTCTCTCCACTTCCCATCACACTTCACAGCATAAGCATCTTTTATGATGCTCTTTTCTGGTAAGACGCTCATAAATCTCTTCGGCCTTTATGAGTTGATCCAACTGAATTCTTGTTGGAACAATCGCCCCCTCAATGAAATCTGAGGCCCCCTCAAAAATTTCAGACGCAAACCTAGCTTCCTCTCTATTTTTTTCTGACAAAGTAGAAAGAAAGCTTCTTTTTGTTAATTCTTTCACCATTGTGTCGTATTCGTTCATGACAAATACCTCCTAAGACCTTTTACCAAAAATTAAGCTCCAATACACACACGTAAACTCTTTGCTGTTACGAGTGTACTCGTTAAGGCAGTATTAAATCCGCCAGGAGCGGGAGCCATAGCTGGTCCAGAAGGACCCCATGCCGTTGAATGCGTATGCGTATCAAGAAGAGTGATCAAACTTTGCATAATAGCGAGCCATTTGGTGTAAAGCATTGCAAAGTCTGTAGGAGGATTTGTAGGAGGACTAGAGGACCAAGCTCCTGGAGGTATACACCCCAATCCAATTGAGTTTGGTAACATTGTATTTAATGCAATCGCGCATTGCGTAGCTGGCATCGTAGGATTGGACCCTAATGTTATCATTCCGTTATAAGCATAAATGTTGAAACCAGGAAGAGCTGTGGGAACTGACCCATCTCGAGGATCGCCAACATGGAAATTAGCGCTTCCATTAACCATGTGCAATTCATAAGAAACGTTTGTTGGGTTTGCTGTTAGCGGTGAACCACCGGTAATAATTTGCTTAAAGACACCACCAACATTTGTAATCTTATCTCGGTTAACGAGCTCAACGGCGTCAATACCTATTGTATTAGAAACAGTTCCAGAGATTTCTTTTGTTTCGCTGCCTTCTAAAGTTTTGTACGTACTGCCAGTAACAAAAGTGGTCACATCGCCTTCATACCGGTAAGTTTGGTTACCGGCTACAGCGTGCATCGAATTTCCACACGAAATCGTACTAAAGCCTTTTGCCCCAAAAAACTCAACATTACCATCACTTGTGAACTTTGCTTGACCCATTAATTTGTTATCCATAGAGGTCACTCTCATGTTGAACATATTTCCAGTGTCCCCTATGTCGACATTAAAAGTGTAATTCTTTAAAGCTCCACCATTTTGTGTGAGTTGGTCGGACGCTCCTTTAAAAGACAGATAATTACGCCCATTATTGTTACCTATTTTAAGGGTTCCAAAAGAATTTAAGTTTTCATAGTTCTCAGAAACTATTCTCACAAGATTATGATTTCCAGAGGCTATTACTTGAGCACACTCCGCACCATATAGCATGGCTAATTTACCCCGTAATACTCCTACATAAGACCCATCTGGATTTACGATTGCAACATCACCGGGCTGCATTCCTTTTGGCGTTGTTGGTGTTGTAGCGTCTGCACCAGAATCCACACGTGCTGTTGTTTTTCCCGTGTCTAATGTAGAAAATACTGGAGCATTAGGGGTTGCTACACCTGCTGTACCAAGAGCATGTACGCCTGTGATACACGGATGACCCAGGTTAAAGTCCAGCTCAACTTTTACAGAACCATCGATGACAGCATGAAAGCCATTCATCATCCTAACAGGAACACCACTATAGTAACGAGGCCCTTTTAATCCCTCGCCTTTTTGACCTTCAGAAGCCACCATGTAAGTGTTTGTTTGTGCATCATAGCGTATGACACGCCCATATGCCTTGCCTGTAGTATACAAGGGCATAGAGGGACCAGAACCATTAAGAAGCGCTTTTTGACGGTTTGAATTTACTGGGAAAGGAAATTTTCGTGACATGCCTTAAGCATAGAGCAAAATCTCAGTCACCGAAACCATCAATCCAATCATCGTTTCCACCAAGTACCTGTGTGTCAGCGAAGCTATCGGTAAATCCGATAACGGTATCCATGGTGGAACGGGGCACGTGTACTTCACTTTGCAAGATAGTCGAGGTGTAGAATGGGTACAAGCGATCGCACATACCACCGACATCCTCGAGGACCATATTCTGTCCCGAAGTGAAACCGATGGTGTATGTGCTGATCATCGCGAGCTCGACGTAGAATGATCCGAGGGCCTGGCTGGTCTTGTCTTTGAACAAGACACCAAGACCGAACGGAACATAGAAGAGCTCGGAATCCAGATTGCAGAAGAACAGCGTGGTTGATGACCCTCCAGAAGTAGGAACAACGGGGTCATCAAACATGTTTACTTGTACACCACCGGCCACGGCGTTGTGATACAGGACACGCAGAAGATTGCGTCCGTTCGTCAAGAGACGCCCGATGCGCCATGTCGTCATGCTCTTGCCAGACACAAAGAAGGCGCGACCCGAGCCAATGGCCTGCATGGGTTGCGTGGGCTTTTGGCTGGAGATCTGAAAGGTCTGAAGCATACCGATAGCGAGAAGAGTTTTCCATACGCTAGTGGTATTATCCGAGAGATCCACATCCGAAAAGCGAGGAGGTCCCGCAAGTACAAGCGTGTCATCTGGATGTGCAGAGGTATAAGCCGAGTTGTCCATAAGACGCTCGACATTGTTTTTCTGCGTACTCCAGGTACTGATTCCTTTAGTGATTCCGAGCATTTTGAACTCCTCTACTCGTTACAGAGGTGACCGTTAAACAGTTGCGTTTGTGACGGCTTCGTTAAACTTTTGTTTACCAATACCAAAGCCAACCTGCGTAACTGGCTTACTTGCAAAATCCGCCGCTGTACCGACAACACCCATTACGTTCTTGGGTGCCACTGCACCAGCTGCAGGTTTACCTAGGAACTGACGACCAAGAAATTTGGCCCCAGTCCACAAGCCTTTACCTAATGCACCGATGAAAGCCTGTTTCTCAAGACCAAGAGCTACAAGAGTATCCTCATAGCCCTGGTCGAAAGAAAGTTTCAAAAGTTGTGGATTCATTAAGCCACCAAATGAAGACCGATCACGTTGAGTGTCATAGGTTGAACAACACTGATGTACGCCTCGATGCGGTCATCACTGATGTCGCTTTGCTCGACAGAATCAACGGTAGAAGAAATGAGAGGTGCACCAATCTTCGGGACGTACCTGCTTCTCAAGGTAGAACCGACGGATTCACACGAACTTTTGATGGTGCGGATAGTGTGATCGTTGATATTCCACGTACCAATGAAGGGGCGCAGAGTATCGAGATACGCCATCGAAATGAAGTCAAGGTTCTTAACGGCCATGTACTCCCCGGTCTCCAAGGAAATCACGTCTGTGGTTACCTCATGGATAGTGTAGGGGAGACCGGAAGCGGTGTCCTGAACGAACACATAAACACCGCCGTTAGAGAGGTCCGTGAGCTGCTCTTCCGTAAAGTAGTCGCTCGAGCCGTACACACGAGAAATCCCGTTGATGGGGAAGTTCGTGAAACCTTGTTGTGACGGTTGACCGGCGGTTTGACCACCGACACAGCAACTCAAGTAGTAACCTGGCTGATGGTCGGCGGTAGCCGGGACCGTAGACGTAGTGCGCGTCAGGCTACCATCCGTGAGGCCGTCCACATCCACAGAGGATGGATAGGTGAGCAGGATGCGTTTCGATGCGTAACCCTGCGCGATGGATAACAGGTTGGTCACCTGCTCGGCTTTCGTCATGTTGCGCACGACCTTCATGTACACGCTGCCAGCCGTTACGGTACGGTCAGTATGTACAGTACGCTTTGTGAGGTGCGGGAGCTCATTCGCAAGAGTTGAAGTATCTGTACCTTCATTCACAACGCGAAGACGAGTTGTGCTCTCCACGAGCGCAACAACCCAAGTATCGTAAGTAGTCCAGGTGTTCACCTCTGGGTCTGTAGGGATTTGAATGAAGTCACCAGGAATGACTTCACTGAAATCCGCAGTTGGTACCGTAATGATGGTGTAAAGGTCATCAAGAGCGCTGTTTGCAAGAGAGAATGTAGTTCCTGTTCCAGGGTTGGTAATAGGGTGTGTTACCAATCTGGAAACACCTGCAGGACTCTTGACATCGAAAGTACTGGAAGCATCCAAAGTTAAAGTTGTAAGAGTCTCTTCAACTTCGAGAACAAGAGCGCTGTTAACATTCGCTACGGTGTACGTAGCAGTACCACCAACATGAACCACAGTGACTGTGTCGCCTGGTAAAGTTGACGTTGTAAAGTCTGCCGTTTGACCCGAATCTTTTGTGAGCGTCAAGGTGTGCAGACCAGCAGGAGCGCTGCTTACTTGAGTACTAGTCGTACCACCACCGATAGCCGCAACGACATCCACTTGGGTTACGAGCTCAACAGCGCCAGCGATGTGCCGGAATTTTTGTTTGGCGCCGTTGTCCAAGCAATAGTTGGGGTCGGCGTAGTTGGTCGCCATGACCTCCAACAAACCGAGGATGGTGGTGTTGTATGTCAGGGGCACAAGGGAGTAGATGTCCTTATCCGCGCTTATGGTATCCAAGAAATCTTGGTAACCGGCAAGATCGTCAGACATCAATCCATAGGCGCGGACTTTCGTCGTTGTGTTGGCTTTGGCCAGGGACACACCGACGTGCAAAGGATTACGCGCGTCGTATTTGCCGAGATACGTCGTCAGATCCGACTGCGTTTCGATGTCGACAACATACTGAAGGTCTTGGCGAAGAGCCATGTACTGTACGTAAACATTCGCATGGCTGATACGCTTGGATACTGAAGAACCCGCTATGGTTACAGGCGCAGAGAGATTCGTTGCAATCGTGATTGCTTTTGTTTCGGCATCAACGGTCACGGACGCTGCTGGGACTTCGTAATCATTGAGCTGACGCTCGATACGCCAGAAACGATTACCGGCAGTTCCATTGTTAGCAGCAGTAAAGTCTTCTGTGGTTCGCAGATAGCATTCGTCACAAAGACCCGTAACCGATGTCGGCCCATAAAGAACGGTTCCGCTTGGAGTCGTCACAGTGACTGTGGCATCAGCAGAGTCACCAACCCAATTGCTGGTCCCCGTGGACTCAACTTCAATTCTCTGAGCAATAGCCGACCCACTTTCAACATATTTCTTTTTGACAACGTACGTACCATTACGAGGAGACGCAGCTACATCGCCCGTAATCGTAATGATATCCCCTGCTTGTGCGCCTACCGTGCCCATAGTGCTGAAATTGGGACCAGCAGCAGAGTAAAGAACGAATACGAGCTCCTTAACCGTCTTCACAAGGTCAGAAGCTCCTGCTGTTTTTACGATGAGCGTATCGCCCGCTTGTACCCCGCGCTCTTGCATCGTAGTAACGGTAGAAGCTTGTACAGCAGGACGAAACAGATTGTCATTGGCCCAATGTGTTGCCAAATTGTCGGTGTCACTGCCCGAGATGACTTCTGCCATGATGACGCGGTAATCATCAAAGAAAATTTTGACGCTGTCATCCTCGAGGATTGCACCCGTGTCAATGTTTGGCGGAGTCGTTATCGTTAACGCAGCAGCCGTAGTTATCGGATTATTGGCGTCTGCAGCGCTACCGTAATACGAAGTCGCGGCACAATCCGTCTTATCGTCCAAGTAGTCGAGGATTTGTTTGCACGGACCAACCACAAGGACGTTCAAATCGGCGATATCCGGCGTAACAGTGAACTCTCGATACTCCTGAAAAACAATCACATTGGGTCGAGTGAGGGCCATTTTCAGCTCCTTTATAGGTCACACATCGGTTCTGAAGAAGTATACGTTTTTCTATTCTCGCAAAGTTCGACGCAACACTAACCGTTGGTAATAAACATCCGGTGTTACGCCTTCTTTACGTATTGATACCGCGATGTCATTTACTAGAGGTGCTATCGGTCTAACTGCCCAACGCATTTCTGTGACAACAGAGAAATTAATTTGAGTCTTCCATACTTCTTTGTCTTCCTCGTCAGGCATGGTCTTTCCTAGAACAGGCTCTGTCATGTCATGAAGACCAAAGTCATGCCTAAAGATGTCACGAGTAGCGAGAAGGAAAAACCAGACCGTGTCTCCCAATATAGAGGATTCTCCCGGATTCTCAGAAGAACATGAAATCAGCATATCTGTTTGTGCGAAGCAATAATAAGCAGCCATACCACTCGGAAGATGGTTTCCAGCTCGATTATCCACAACGACTTTTTGAGCGATTGTGTTTCCGTGGTCCACATAAATTGCTGGACGGTAATTGTGTGTACCGCGATGAATATTGAAAGCGGAGTCTATGAGTATCTTCGTTCTGACAGCATCCGGGGCTGCAGGAGGAGGACATTCGGCTGATGGTCGTAAACTGTTATCCCATACCCACGGTAAGTTTTCACGTTCCTCTGGAGTATCTTCTGAGTAGGTATCTTCGTCGGGCATATTTAATGCGCCGCCACCAAGGACATTACCTCCAATGGAGTTGTAGCTAAACCGTTCACGTATGGCGAGCATGAATAACCCAACCAACGCTAACGGCGTCCCCGGCGCAACTCGCTTGGACTCATCAACAGACCTAGGGAGATGACTCCCATCATAAATCTGATTTGTTAAAATGATCGACATTTACGGGGTAACCCACCAGCATGGCTCGCGCCATGGATCGACATTTATTTCATATTCAATGGACCCAGGGGTCAATTCACTGACTACGAGCTCTTGATGAACATCTGTATCTTGGATGGTTGTTGGGAGAACACTCTTTACAAGAAACCGTTTTCCACTGCGAAGAAATACAACAACGTCATCAACGTCCATATGTGGAACATTAGCCATAATAATCTGGCGTTGACGGACATCGACTTGACCCTCGGTACGCGTACTCACATTCGTTGCGTTTGACGACAACGTTGAGTAACCATACACAGGGTTCATATAGCCACCCGTAATCGTCGTCCCATAACATGTCGGACAAGAAACTCTTGTACTTTTATTTGATACAGAAACACATAATGGGCAACGAACACCCCAAGTTTTCTTTTTTAGTATAGCGGTCTCAGTCCCTATTCTCTTAAGGGCTATTAGAGCATCCCTGATAAGTTTTCTGGAAATACCTGTACGGCGATGGTCTAACCAAGGATCAAGGTGCTCGATAACCGTCGCCATCAAGATGGGAGGGTCCGGTGGCGTTGGAGGCTCCGTAACAGGAGGGTCCGGTGCGGGTACGAGCACCTCAATTTTGTAGTTTAGAGATACGTGCATATTGATGAGCGAAGCCTGCGTATTATCTACGTTAGCTGCCCAACTCTCATCTACATAAAAGTACTCGTTATCGAGACCAGTAACCAATGTCGTCCAAGGGCCAGTAGGGCTCTCTGATTTGTAAATGTTGAACAGATAATCAGGGGTTCCTTGAGGAACATTTCGCAATACCCACTGTACAAACACTCGTCTAGGCCAGATTGGGTATACTCGAGTTACTTCGATCTTTAACTCATTCGATGTCCTTATTGGAGGTCGTTGTATACCCTGTCGTTCGGACAGTGGGACTACGTTAGTACTGGTCATATGGTGTACCGGCCGATGTAGCGATATCCAGAAGAAATCTTTCCGTACATCGCTTCCATGTTCTGTTGCGTCTTTATGTTACGCGCATGGAAGTCAAACTCTTGCTGCATACGGTCTGCCCAAGCAGCATATTGCGCCTGTTTTTCATCGAGATTAACCGGTGCAATGTTTCCATCTTGAGCACGTAACTCGTTTCTATTTTGCCTAAGACCCTCAGAACGTAAAAGAATAGCGCATACCCCACAGAGGAGCATGTATTCATTTAAGTATGTTGAAGCATCTGTAGATACCGGGGTTAAAGCGTTATATTTTGCCGTTGCGAAACGGACAGCACGCTGAATGTCATCGTCAGAAAATTCGACACCATCTGGAAGAATGATGTTGTGTTGCGGTGTATCTCGCAAAAACCAACGAATATCTTCCGTGGAAAGTGGGAGTCTATTTTCCGGTACGGTAACAGTCATCGTAACCTCTCAGGTTAAAGAGTTTGCTGCTGCCCGAGTGAGAACCAGCGTAATCGACCCAGCATTTGTCGTTACAATTTTAACCTGTTGATAAGGCATTACAATGACAGGGTTAATAAAACACTTTCGTGTGAGATCTCCACCCTCGGTTGTAATTATTGTTACATCTCTGGTAGCGTCACTTGCAGTCATATCATGAAGTGTAATCGTGTACGTCTTACCCGTACCGACAGCAGCCCAAACTTCACGGATAAGAACAGGGTCGGTATCTGACAACTGAACTAGACCACCATCTGTTAGGACTTCTTCTGTTGTTGGGGTTGCCGCGAGAGCATATCCCTGAAGACCCGCATAGTAATATGTAGGGTAACAAAGAGTCGGAGTAGCTGTCACAGTTTTAGTCGGAGCTACACCCGTCATTGCTCCTACACTGCGCATGCGTAGCGTTGTTGGAACATTACCGGTAGCAATTGTATTAATGCTCATCTATTTCCCGGCACGGAGACCGTCGCGTTTAGGCGACGGAGGAAGTGCCGCTCCTTTCCTAGTGCTTTACTTTCGCTGTTTACAGACTTACAACTTGCACTGTGAAGATGCGATACCAATTCCGTGTGTATCCAACTGCTGACCAGCAGCGCATCCTCACACGCACCTTCGGCGCTTGCCGCTTCGTCTACAACTGGGCATTGCGCGCCCGAACCGATGCCTACCACGACGGTTCTCGGATGACTTACGAGGCGTCCTCGGCTGCCCTGACCAAACTCAAGAAGCAACCGGAGACCGCGTGGCTCTATGAAATCTCGTCGGTCCCCACGCAGCAAACACTGCGTCACTTGCAAACCGCCTTCGTGAACTTCTTTGAGAAGCGTTCGTCGTACCCGTCCTTTAAGAAAAAGCGCGGACCTCAGTCCGCTGAATACACCGCCAGTGCCTTCGAGTGGGATGCCCCCAACCACAACCTGACCGTCGCCAAGCTCGGCCGCTTGGATGTCCGCTGGTCGCGCCACTTCACCAGTACCCCCACCACTGTGACGATAGCCAAGCACAGCGATGGGCGGTACTTCGTGACTCTGGTGCTCGACGAGCCCATCCACCCGCTGCCCAAGACTGGCGACGCCATTGGGATCGACATGGGCATCAACCGCATCGCCACGCTCTCGAATGGCGAGCACATCGTCAATCCCAGGCACTTGCAGCGAAAACTCAGCAAACTCGCCAAGGCGCAAAAAGCCCTGGCCTGCAAACAGAAAGGGAGTCACCGCCGCGAGCGTCAACGGATCAAAGTCGCCCGCATCCACTCTAGGATCGCTGATACCCGTCTCGACCACTTGCAAAAGGCCACCACCGATCTGGTGCGCCGATTTGACGTGATCTGCACCGAGGATCTGAACGTGCGCGGCATGGTCAAAAACCACTGTCTCGCCCGTGCCCTTAGCGATGCCTCGATGAGCAAATTCGTGGGCCTGCTGGAGTACAAGTGCGCGTGGTACGGCAAAGAGTTGGTCAAAATTGACCGCTTCTTCCCCTCCAGCAAACGGTGCCACGCCTGTGGCCACATCGTCCGTTCGTTGCCGTTGTCCGTGCGCGAATGGGCGTGCCCCGTCTGTGGCGTCGTCCACGACCGGGACCACAACGCCGCGTTGAATATCCTGGCGGTCGGGCAGACCGACAGAATAAACGCCCAGGGAGACCGCAGAAGACGTAGCAAGGCCCTCGCCAAGCCGCGCAGCGGTCGTCGAACTGGGAACCAACCTGGAGTGCAAAGTGCCTAGCATTTTCTCCTTCAGGAATCCGCCTGCTTTAGCGGGCGGAGGATGTCAATTGTTCACCTTTGATAGTGCTTTTGTTTCGTCGCTTATTTTCGCAACTTCATCTTTGGGTACGTTATCCCATGAACCATATTGCTTGATAAGTTGTTTCTTTCTTTCCTGGTAGTAAGCATCCAAAGAAGGCTTATCTAACTTTTGTCCTTGAGACATACTGGATACCGCAGACAAAATTTTAAATTCCATTTGTCCGAAACGAATATCCAGTTCTTTTTGTTGTTCGAGAGCATTTTCCAATGAAGCTTCTTTATGAGTTTGTATGTCTACGCTGACATTTTTTACTTCACTGGCTAAATCTTTTACTGCGTCACTTGTATCTGACACGGTCGCAGTCAATGTGTAATACTGCCAAAGCCAGCCTCCTATAACTACCAAGCCTCCTAAAGCACCTACCGCAACAGTGTTACGAAAAAAATTTCTCCAACTGTCAATTGCCCTCTTCATATCTTCAAACTCCTCATTACGATTGCATCCTTTTAAGCTATCAACTTTATCTTCTATAATCTTAAACTTTGTAGTATTCGAAGCTTCACGCTCTTCAAAAATAGCGTGGTCTACTTTTCTTTCTTCTATTTTTTTAAGGTCTTCTCTGAGCCATTCGCTCCTAGACACATTCACAGGATTTTGTCCTGTATCAAGCATAGGTACATTCTTATGTTTAAGGCCATAAGGAGGAACTAATGAATTAATTCCTTTAGGTTTATTCGAGTCATCTGGCATACACACGTTACCTTTTATTTACGTCGTAATCTCAACGGTCGTAGGGCCATACTCAGATATTTTTTCGAGATGAACTACATAGGTAGACGCTGCATCTAGATCAACAGGCTCATTCCATCGGCCATTTATGTCTGTATCTGTTTGAGCTACCCAGGTATCTACGATGCCAGCCGAGTAATTTGCTAAGGTAAAAATAGTTATAACAACACCTTCTATGGGCTCGCCAGCGTCATCTAGCACACGAAGATCGTCGTCATCCGGGTAATTGTGATTCACCATCACAGCCATGAGAAACATCCTCTCTCACGAGATGCGTTTAACTACTGAAATAATAGGGTGGTTGTCTAAGGCGAGGTTAACGACGGCCTCTGCGAACCTTGGCTGTGTTTAACGGAGCCGGAATCTCAACGGTGTTCGCAACTGCAAGCTCAGCAGAATCAGAAACAGGGGTCTCTGGAGTAACCGTTGGGTCTTCCATGATGATCACTGGAGGTGTGGCCGGTGCTGGTTGCGCAGGCTTCGGTGCTACCAAAATTTCTTTTCCAGTGATAACGATAACTTTCGTTCCCATTACCACTTGTAAAGAAGGTTGAGTAACTACCGAAGGATGCACGTCTTTTTCTTCACCTGCGGTAATAATCAACGGTAAACCACCGTCTTCTCTTATCGCGGTGAACACCAATGTACCTTGAGTGATGTTTTTGATTCTGATTCGAGACATCTGCGGCTCCTTAGAGGGGAGAGAAAACCTGCCGGATAGAGGAGCGAGAGACAAAGTACTATCCGACAGGCTTCTCAGGTTCTCAGCTCATCACGGGAAAATGATCTGCTGAATCGACAGCGAGTTGCCGATGCCCAGACCAAGAGCCTCGTACGTCCAGAACATGATGACGTCTGCCTTCTGCTCGATGTACAGGGTCGCATCTTGCAGCAGGTAGAAGTTACCGAGGAAGTTGTTCGGAGCCTGCGGAGCAAAAATGAAGGCATGGTTGATCGGATAGACCTGGGGTTTCACAGTCGTCACGACCGGGAGGCCCCACAGCTTCTGCGAAGACTCGATGCCTTCGTCGAAGTGCCGCTTGGCGATCTCATGACCGACAGACGTGGCCGGGAGGTCGAGAGCATCGAGGTACTTGGCTTTCGCCATGAGCATCTTGCCGACCGGGCGACGACGCTCGAGTAGGGCGCGCATGCCCAGCTTGAAGGTACCGCTCTGGAAAGCACCGTTGGTTTGCTGAACGCTCGGGTTCGCAACGGTGATCGCCAGGATGGTCTCGTAGAACTTGCGGTCTTCCTCGTCCGCCATGTCCTTCACGGAGTTGTCCGACAGGATCTGCCGGATGTCGCTCGTGTAGGTCATGAGCTCGAACTTCGACTTGGTGAACCGTTGGCTCTCGATCTTGCCGAACTTCACGGCATACCGTTTGCCACGGAACCACGTACGCTGACCGGTGCCTTGGAAGTTCACGAAGGTAGCCACCGAGTCCGGCTCCTTATCGATGATCTTCACCGGCTGATCGCTGTCGAGCGTCCGGTCGATCTGGTCCTCAGTGATACCCTGCGGAACGATGATCTCGCGGACAGCCGCCTCTTGACGAAGCTTCTCGCGGATGAACGCGGAACCCTCGACTTGGGCTTCTTTCGACATCCCGTTCTCAATCTTGCGAATGAAGTTGCTGTTGAGGAACTGCGCCGTGATGTGCGGGTTCTCAACTGGGTAACTGTTGCTCATCGTATTTCCTCTTTCCTTCTTGAAAAGTTAGTTACCCGCCTATCACGGGTGCGCGTACGAAATGCCTTGTGGGATAATGATATCCAACACAGCGTTCGTTGCATCTAGACCGTTTGGGCCAACGACGCCGTAACAGGCTTCCGTCGAACCAGCCGCGCGGAAATGGCCGCCCGTGGTGTTATCGCAGGTGAGGATATCGCCGATGGTGTACGAAGTGGCGACATAGTACGGAGTCTTGATGCGAACACCACCTTGGATGAACGTGCACTTGCCGGTGAGGCTGCCATCGTAGTCGGCATTGCCGTCCACGGCGACAAACAGCAGGCAAGGAGGATTTGTGAGAGCGTCATCGTTGTCGGCGACAATGGCTTTGCCCGTGTGAGCAGAATCCATAATGCAGATCATGCCTGCATAAATGGAACCCGCACGCGGCGTGCCTTCGGAGTCCGGACCCAGAGCGCCATAGACATCGAGGGTCAAACCCAACGAAGCCAGCGCCGCTGGATGCGGGTCACAGGTGACGATGTCGAATTTCGAAGCGAGAAGAGTCATTTTGTTTTTCCTTTCAAACTACCTACCCGCCTTGGGGTCAGGACATTAGCCAAGTGGTGAACCGTTCATCAGCTTTACCGTTTAAGGTAGAAGCTGTCTTAACGGTATCGGTTACTGCGGGACCACCCAACGTATCTACGCGGGTAGAGCCAGCAATTTTCTCAATCAGGCTCGCAACCTCCGGACCAGCAGACGCGAGTTTGTGTAGAACAGATGAATCAATGTTCTCGCCTAAAAAGGACGACAGCTTTTCTTGCAATCGAGCTGCGTCCTTATCTTGGGCTTCTTTAACCCGATTCTCCTGCTCACGGCTGACCTCGTCGAAGTATGCCGCTGCCTTTTCAAGAACATCTGCTATGAGGTGCTTATCCATGTTTCAATCCTTTACTCTCCAACCGTCTCATTGGAAAGTATACGTTTGAGTTCGGAAAGTCCGCGAGCCGCAACTAAAATTTTTGCGATTTTTTCTGTCTTCGTTTTTTCAGAGGTCATTGCTCTGTTACGAAGATCAGCTGCAACTTTCCTTAGCTCAGCGGCAAGCTGCTTCGGGTCTGTCATTGTTAACCCCTTCCGAAGCGGCTCGTAAAATCGAGCACGTCATCGAGAGTTACGCGCTCATTGTCCGAATTACGGAGCTCCTCAGCAAGTTTACGAAGGAGTCGACCGACGTCGGTCATTGAGCTTTCAACGGCCGCGCGTTTCTCCATCGCAACCTTCTGCTGTTCAACAGAGGCTTGACGATGAATATTCGCAACTAGCTCGTCAATGTTTGGTAGACTTGGCCTCATCTTTATCGTCCTTCTTCACGGCCTTTTCACAGCACCTAAACTCTTCCGGCTTATTTACGCCGTAAGAACTGCTCAATGAATTAGCCGCTTGCTTGAAGAGCATCTCGTATTCGGTTCGTGTATTAGCGTCAAAAAACATTGTCACACCTTTCTTGACGTTAACGAACGTTGTTTTGCGAGATTAGGACTTCTACTTCCTGAGCGCCTTTAAGGAATTCTTGAGCTGCGGCGTTGCGTACGTCTTCGAGCGCAGATGCTTGGCCTTCTTTGTATTGCTCAGCCGCGACTTTCTGCATCGTATCAGCGTAGCCTTGCTCAGCGGCTGCTTTCTGCATTACATCGATGTAACCTTGCTCAGCGGCAACTTTGGTCATCGTATCGATGTAACCCTGTTGCTCCGCAGCTTGTTTCAGCATTGAGTCATCCTCGTTCGTTACGGGCTGTGCTGGTGCTTGTGCGATTTTTTGCGTCTGAGAAGCCCAAGCTTCGCCAGCGGCGTCAGCGAAAGCACGGCCACAATTGCGCACATGAATGAGCTCAGCGGTCTTTTGATCTTCCGCGAGTCTTTGGGCTTCTTTGATGAGGGCATCAACTGGGTCAGAAGGATTGGCTGATGCGGTTTTTTCGTTTTGAACAGCCTGCTTCAGAGTAGCTTCAAGGGACTCTTTAGCAACGTCAGCGGCAGACTTAACTGCCGGTTGTGTGGTGGTATCACCGGCTGTCTTCTCCGATTCAGAGGAGACAATACCTTGGAGCAATTGACTGTAATTCATGATTACCTCGTTGTGTGTTTCTGATGCCAAACCAAATATTAGGTCGGCATCTCTTTTCCATCAAGGATGCGTCATCCCTCGACGATTAGTTGCCCAATCTTTTCCGCTATTTTATCGATATCTAACTTGGGAAGTACAACTGTATCTGTTGTTTGTGGTAATAAATCTTCCAATACAGACGAAAGTTTAGCTGTTCCTTCTGCTAAGTTCTTTAGCCAATTGCTCGCGGTACTTGTTCCTTTAGCAATACCAGATATTGTTGGGTCTAAAATTTGTTTGCCTATAGCTTTACCAGCGAGACTTTTACCAAGGGAACTTAATCCCAAGGTTCCTAAACCAGTTGCTAACAACGGATGTTCATTTGTAAACTGTCCAGCACGGTCTAAAAGACGTCTCCCCATTGGAAGACCAGGATGTCCCACAGGTTCACCACGCGCTAAACGTGAGTTATACTCACTGCTTAACAGCGTCATAAGCCCTAACGTCCCAAACAGAGGAAGAGCCAAAGAAGAAACTTTGGACATCTCTGTTAAAGTCGGGATTGGAATTCCTTGGTCTGTTTGATAGTGAGGACCCATATCAGGCATATGTGTTGCGCCAGCGACAGCAAGGGTTCCGCCAACCACTGGCTTTAGAGCGCCGAGACCTCGGCGTGTGAGGGCAGAGCCCATCATTTTGTAAGCACCGCCAAGAAGAGCAGCACCGCCAAGAGTCTTATAAACGTTGCGTTTTGCGATTTCATCATGAGCACGTATGGCTGCACCACGTGTCGTCGCATATTGCTGTCCTGTTGCTGGGTCCGTAACAGAGAGAGGCGTAGAGAAGGCACTCTCATCCCGGTATTTCTCAGGGATAATTTGGCGCTTCAAATACTCGCCCATACCTGCTGTCTTTGAAAAATAAGGCTGCAGAATAGAAGCTATCTTGGAATCAATAGCCCCTTTATGGACATTGAAGACATCTGATCCCTCGAGGTCATCAAGGATTTGTGGGTGCTCAGAGATAAGGTCCATAATTGGGCCTTGCAACCCAACGGCCTTATCAACCCAAGATTCATCGATTCCTTGACCAGGATGCGACTTAAAAAATATCAGCTTTGTAAACTCTGGTGTCTTGAGCATCATACCGCCAGAGAAAGCCGTAGAGAGTGTTTTGTTTAACGGGAATTGTGAGAGTTGTTGGAGGGCATCATCACCAATTGTTGGTATACTCTTGCTACCCTCGAGAACCGTTGGACGCATATTCTGAATGTTCTTCAGTTCGATTGGGTCAACATTCTCTGTCTTTGCATCGAGCGGTACGCCTTGAATGACTTTGTCTATGACAGCAATCTTATGAGCAGCGAGTTTGCGTTCATTCATAAGGTCTAAATATTCCCCAGCTTCCGCGCCAGAGATGACATAAGGCTGCTCGTATGCGACTTTTTTCATCATGTACGCCGTTGGGTCAGCGGGTCTAATAACCCAAGAGATATCGAAAAACTTTGGACTCGGATTCAGCGCAGCAACCTTTACGCCGTTAATTACGTCCCGCATCTGGAAGCGGAGATGGTCGCAGTATTGGGCGCGGGTTGGAGCATTATTTCCACACACAGAACACACGTCTTTAAGGACCTTAGTTCCCATACTTACAGCAGGAAATTCTTTAGCTTCTATACGTGCTGCGACGTTAGGAGCTTTAGCATTATCTAAGTCGATAAGGAGTTCAACACGATGCATTGTGTCATTCCAAAATGCTTTAACAACTTTTCCTACCGCTTTTAACGGATTGTTGTTGGCGTGGTGAAGGAAGCAATTACCAAATGTTTCAAACGTATGGTACCAATTTGAAAGCGTTTCAGCCTGACTAATCCATGGGGGATTTGCCATAGGCTTGTAGGGCTGGTTAGGAAACCCATCTCCATTACGATTCTCGCCGTAATGCTCCCAGTCACTCACAGCGAGGACGTATACAAAGCTGTGACCTGGCACCGGCTGAATCGTCTTAAAGTATTCCGTACCGACGCTGGCATGCTTCGTAATGCTTTCGTAGCAAGCCTTGTTGTTAGCCCAAAGCATTACGGGCTGTACAGTCGCTTCCCCTGTTGGGAAATGCGCGTCGAGATGGATTATCTTTGGAATCATTTAAGCCTCAGAGAATTCCACGAAGAATCTCCATGAAAACTTCTCGCCCATAAGCCCGCATCGATGCGAGCTTCATACGTGCGTTGTCTTTCAAACCATCTTGAACAACAGCACAAGAGAGAGCTTCATCGACGGTCAATGCGCTAGCAATTTTCAATTGCTGTAAATTGTCCAAGTACGCATTGTTTTTAACGTGCGCCATTTTGTTTATGAAAGCTGTGACTTCTTGCGCGGTTTTATACCCACGAGAAGCTGCCTCTGTCTTAATGACGTCAGTGACCACGTGAGAAATTTTCACATTTTCACTTTGGCCAATAGCACACGTTTCGTCCGAGGCCGTTTTTACCGAAGCCTCTTCATAGAGACCATGGCTTTTAACCGCATTCGAAATCTCGTGAGCAAAGAGTTCGAGGTTCATGTTTCAGCCTTTCAGCATTTTAAGAGCCGTCAAACCATCTTCAATGATGCCAAAGCGCAAACGGCGCTCGGCCATCTTTACGCCGATATGTTCAGCTAATTTCTCGAAGCTGAAATCCGTGATGCCCGCTGTCTTTGCCAAGAGATGGTGCGTCTTGTTATTCAGATACGCAAGCTTTACCTCTTGAGGAACAACCGCATCGAGTTCTTCGTACGTCATGGTTTCACCTTTCAGAAAATTGGACGAGCAGCGCTACGAGCTTCCATAAAAGCACGCTCAGCTTCTGCCAGGTGCTTCATAGTCACATAGCTAATTGTTCCACCAGTTTGTGACGCTTCTCTTAAGAAAGAAGTCACAACATTTGGGTCTTCAGCGACGTGTGGAGCTGTTCGCACCATTGTGGTGTAAGCATTGTCAAGAACACCAGTGTGCATCGCGTCGTATGTCTTGAGCATGGGGTCGCTGTTAATGATGCGTTTAACGAGCATTTTCTGTTGCGCACTTAGCCCCGTTTGGCCCATACGCATCGCGTTACCCGCAGCGCTGACAAGTGCACGGATGATATCAATCCCTGCTTGGCCAACAGCCTTACCAACACCTTGACCAAGACCACCGATCATTGACCCACCAAAAGTGTGCTGGTCATAAGCTTCCTTAATAAGAGGAGAAGCTTTCTTTTCAAGGTACTCTTTGCGCTTTGCAACTGTTTCAAGTTCTGCAAACACGTATTTACCTCCAGGGGTACCGGTGTAATTTTTCATGATTTCTTCTTCAAGCGCATCACCAGGTTTAGGTATAGTTGCAGCAGATGCCGCTGTCCCAGCAATACCCATCGTGGCGATTGGGTGTTTACCAGGAAACTGCAAAAGTGTTTTACCTATACTCATCAGCCGAGCTCCATCATTTTGTCCTCAAGCCATTTTGACGCTGTAGCATAACTCTCACGTTTTCGTCGTGCCGCCGAAGCTTGTTTAACAAAACATAAAATTTGAACACCTTCCGCAGTCGAAGAAAACTGGCTGACATTTCGCTCCATGGCTTCTGCGAGTTTAACTGTGGAGAGTTTGGAGTCTCCATAACTGCCACCTTGAAGCACATTAAGAGCTTTTACTTCTGGGACAGCATCCACACCGAGCTCAGAGACAATGCTTGTGAAATGCGCATATTTCTCTTCGCTGAACTTTGGTGTTCCAAAGGCCACTCGCATTGTTTGGGCTGCTTTCTCGAGAGCAGTACCCCACTCATGAAGAAGCCGACGAGATTCTTCGTCAATGGCTTCTTGAGCGCGTTTAACATTAAATTTCGCCATGGCCTTTTTATCGACCATTGGAGCTTCAGGAGTCAGTGCCGGTGAATCAACTTTTTTTCCGAGGACTGTTTCTTCTGCGTTTGTGTCGGGTTCCTCGGACTCATTTTCTTCGCCAGGCAAATCAGCTTGGGTTTCATCTTCGGCTGTCTTAACGGACATAGGGCCATACCAATCCATGGCACGGTCATACGCAGAGGTTTTCATAGAATGTTGTTCTTTGATTGCTGCTTGCTTAACATTGGAATAAATGTTGCTGATAACCAAATCAGGGTCACCAACTTCAAACTCGATCATTCTGTCTTCTGCTCCAGCACGTTTGGTAAAGAGCTCTTGAAATGCCGCGACGTTCGCTAATCTGACAAGCGTATTGATACCTTCAGGGTTCAATTGATTGTCCATAGCTACCTTAATCGCTAAATCGTTGATACGCGATGAGCCACCACTTTCAGCAAATTGGCGACCAATTTCAGCAGCAGCATTGTCAAAATCAGCCCTTGTCCACATGCTTTCCTCTCAGTGCATAATTTCTTCCGGAAGTAGTTTAAGCTCTTCCGGAGTATGCGTCAGTTGGTGCTGCTTAATTGCAACCACAGCATCGTCAACGTTATCGTCAATCTCTTCCATACGCAGCTTCTCATGAGCAGCAAGGAGCTTGGTTACACTATCAAACCAACGCTGGGCTTGTTTTGAAGCTTCAGACGTTAATGAATTACCACGTGCAACCATACCAATAGTGTACGCGGTATTAATCATTTTCCTAGAAACTCCACGTACATCTATGTTCAATTCTTCATGTCCAAGAAGGAAACGATCTTGGAGCACAATTGGCCCACCCGTGAGTCCTGTATCAATAAGCCACTTACCCTCTTCGGTTGCGACGTTATTTTGATACTCACGTGCATATAGAATATGGTCTAGTTTACTGCGTAATTCATCCTTTTCAAACATGAGTTTGGAGAAGTTTATCAGTACTTCTATAGGAATCTCCAAACACTTAGCTGTCTCTTCAAATGAAGCTCTGCTCAGTAAGAATGCCATGATGCAATCACGGTGATAATCGCTGTTACAGAGTTCATAAGTGTAAAAGATTATTTCGTCTGTCTTTTCCTTAATAACTACTTGGTACACATGGTAAAGCCAAGGTTCACTCCATAGACTTTCACCTCTATTGGCTTTAAGAGCACCTTGAAGACGTTTCCAACGTCTATCTGGAACACAATGTCTCATTAGTGTTGGTTCATCATTGCCTGGTTAGGCATTTGGGCTGGGTTAACAGCGTTACGGTTAATTTTGATAACGAGCTCACCCATACCTTTGAACACAGTTCGAAGACGATCTTCGAGCGTGGTGTACTCGAGGTCACCGATAGCAGCCTTAACGTCTGCTTCTTGCATCCACAGTGTCAAAAGAATGCGCCCTAAGTTATCGACTGCCTTTTCCAAATTCGGAACATACGTCGCAATGATGTCATGCAAAACAGGAGAAGCAGCGAGCATGGACATTGCCGCCATATCGAATACGCCCGCATTCCCTAAATCCCCAGCGGCCTCAGCCATCTGAGGATTTATTTGCTGCGCTACCATCTCTGGGTTAACGTTTCCTTCTGACATGACGGGCATCGGAGGAGGTTCTTGTTCTGGGGCTGGTTCCGGTGCCAGCATCCTTGCAGCAACAGCAGGAGACGCTTCAGCACCAGCGGGGATCACACCTCCGGTCGCTTGAGTAATCTGCTGAGACCTCGATTGGATCTGTTGCAGTACTTGCACGAGTCTGTTGTTTTGCTCTGACTCTTGCTGGAGCGCCTGCTGCTGTTGCTGCATTTGGTCTTGCAGTTGCTGCATACGCAGCTGATTCTCCTGGGTCAATTTATCTACGACTTCAGCGATGGCTAAATCAGTCGGCGACATCGGAGAGACCGGAGGAGGAGCCATACCCATACCCATCATTGACGGGTCACCACCCATCATCGACGGGTCCATGGGCATACCACCACCACCTTCGGGAGCCATCTGCGGTTGACCACCCTGAGCGGGTCCTTGACCCTGCATTGGACCTTCTTGTCCGGGTTGACCAGCCAACTTGGCAATACCGGATAAGGAGGCAAGCTTTGTCTTAGGAATAGCATATATAAAGGGATTATTACCCTTTTCGAGTTCAAGCAGGACACCTGCAGCATCTTGTACGGAGACACCATAATCCATCGCTATCTTTTCGATAGCTCGTGTGTAATGGAAAGCTTTATGGTTTTGGTTAATCCAATATTCTTCAACTCCAGCCTTCTTAACGTTTACAGAAGTAGCGTCTGAATTCTGAAGTTTTTCATCCATCCAATGAGAAATAAGCTTGGGGTCAGAGATGATACTGTGTCGACCAATAGAACTCTTTACAGAGAATTTTTGGTCTTCAGATACCCCTGTGCGAGAAGCTACCCACTTAGCTCCTGGAGGAATCATAACAACGTCCTGAGTGACATTTATTTTGTCACGGCTGGTATTGTTATCAATTACGTAACTGATTCCACCAGAATAACCCGCCGTTAACTTTTTGATACCCTTAGTGTCTGTGATGGAATGAACCCAAAATGGCGTAGTAGCCTGAACTTCACCGTTGCTCAACTGATTAAGGAAGAAGCCGTAATCATGAACAGACGGTGTAGCGCTACGCGCTTTTCCATGCACGAGAGTCTTAATCCATTTGTAGTTACTTAACTCAGAACTTTCCTCTGGAATGTGCTCTCCAACAACACGATTCGTGGTCCACACTTCTTTGCCATCTTTGTTGATGACAAGGTAAGTTGTTCCACCTTTGTGCTGATTATTCTTGTCGCCATAGAAAGAGTAGTAGTCATTATCACTCGAAACAAAAGAACCCCCAACACTCTTGGGATTTGGTACGACGTAATAAATCTCAGGGGGAGCATCCATGAAATACAGACGGTAAAATCCGGCTGTACTTCCTGGTTCACTCAATCGAACATTGTGCTCGATTTTTACGGCAACTTTCTCAATGCCTTGTCTTGTGTCAGAGATAGCAATTCCTTTTCGAAGGATATTGCTATAAGCCTCTGCAGCAGTCTTTCCAAAAGCTTCTTTGAGTTCTTCAGACGACGCGTTGTTGGTAAAGACTCGAACTTTACCACCAGTACGCAGAGCAGCAGTCTTCTCTTGAAGTTTCTCTTGAGAGTTGACACGGGAATACCCTTGCTGGAAAGCTTTGAGTACAGAGCTCGACCCGTGGAACTGTGCCATTTTTTGTAAGAGATTTGGATAACGCTCAAAAGCAATCTTTACGCCGTTAAGTACTGAACGAGGAGCCGCATTTCCAATGAATTCCAAGAAGCGAGGATGCACTTCGAAGTTGTTATTCTCAGCTTCTTTAAAGAGTGCTTTAGCGTGAAAATCCAATTCACTCTGGTCAGAAGCGAGACCAACACGCCCTGATGCCGTAAAGGGTGGCATAACGACGTTACGGATATCAATGTCACGTGGAACACCAGATGGGATATCGCTTGGCTGACCCATCTCTTCGAGGGACATCTTAGAAACTTCCTCAAGCCATTCTTTAGCCATTGGAAGAAAAATATTGAGGTCTTTAAAGTAAAAAATATCCATCGGTTTGAGCTGACTGTCGCTCATGATAACCGGGATATAAATTGGCTTGTTATCTTGCATGAAGATAAACGCGCCGACTCCCTTTCCCTTTTGTGCGTCTATTTCTAGAAGCTTAAAGGTCACGATCTGCTGTGCTAAATCCGGAAACTTGGCGAACATAACGTTATACGCCATGCTCGAAAATTTTTGCTTGAACAGCTCCTCGGCTTGTTCGGCAGAAGGAAGCTGACCATACGCTTGAACATCCGGAGACATAGGTGTCGGCATTTTGTATGTACCTATTCGGTTAAACGGGTTTCCGTTTTTACAGGACCAATTGAATTATAGGGAAAGAATCAGGGAAAGAAAGGCGGTAATGTCACTGAGCCGCTTGCTGCTGCTGAAGAGCGTTCATGAGGATGTTCGTAGCGATCTCGAGCTCCTCATTTTGCGCGGCTTGCTTCTGCTGCTCGGCGAGGGTGTTGATGATCTGACGACCCTCTGGAGTAGAAAGAAG